TTACTTCTTGCTTCAATCTTTCGAGATACAGGCAGAAGTCCATCGCTTCATCCTGAGCGTGATTAAGCCATTCTAAGGTGCTTAGGTCGTTTCTTTCTAGCGTGGTGTTGTACTTCTTTATTCCGACTTGCGAACGTTCGTTAAAACGCGCCAAAACGCGCAATACTATTTTATCTTCTATTTGCTGGTTCATAAGAAATTGTAAAGGGTTTCGTAATACTCGCGGCAAAGTTCGACGCGTTCTTTTATTTGTTCTATTACTTCGTCGTCACGTTCGACCTCAAAGAACTTAACGCGGCGGTTGTCGGGTATATGATCGAAGTTGTGGCGCTTTGTCACTTGTTCGATTAGTTCTGGGTCTTCTTCTAACAGCTTAGCGTTCCAATGGGCGCGTCTCACCTCATCTTGCACCATGTCTTCTGGTGTGTTGACTAGGCAGTAAACGAGTAAGCTTTTTTGTTTACCCGTTAGCCACATGTAGCCTTGCAGTTGATACCAATAGTCCTTATTCGGTATTTCAGTAGCAAAGAACGGAAACGTCGTAGCATCCCAAGAACTTTTTACGTCTAAAAGTATATTATCCGTGTTTACGTCGGGCGTACCCGTTACCCAGTCGTTTGTAAAGTGTTCGTCGTTTTTGATTAAAAACCCTAGTTCTAGGGCTTCGCTTGCAATTCTTATGCTTTCGTCTTCGACTAGGTTACCTTTGTCGGTGTAACGGGAGTTAAACGTTTTGACTATTCCGTATTTTGCTAGTAGAACTTGTTCTTCGACGTATGTCTTAGCCGTTTGGCTTAGTATTTCGCTTTTTGAACGCGGTGACGTCATTACTTTCCCAAGTGCTGAGCATCGAACTTTAAAAGTATTCATATGGCGTTAAGCATTTCGGTTTGACTTTCGGTTAAAGTAAAGCTAGACGTAATCTTTTCTTTGGTTACTTTGCCGTCTACAATTGCTTTGCACGCGTCTTGAAAGCGTTTGTTGTCAATAGCGGGTAATTTCTTTACTTGTTCTCCGCTTGCGTCCGTGTCTTTGTCGGTAACAAGTCCTAAAGACGAACTAAGGGCATAACGGCGGTAATATGTAACCCCAGACCCGAAGCTTTGGTAGTCGTTCATGCCTTTAAGCGTTACGTGTGGTATTGCAACTTTACTTTCTAGGTTCTCGCCGCTTTCTACGTGGAAAATCATTGTTACAATGTAGTCAATGCCGTCTTTAGTGTCTAGCATTTGGGTAAAGCCTAGCCCGTGTTTTTTTAGTAGCGGGTTAATCTTGTCGAAAATTGCGGGTAAGTCGGCGTATGAATAACCGAACCCTTGCGTTCCTTTGTGAATTACTGGCACTTCTTGCTGAAAAGCCGCAAGCGCTTTAAATAAATTTTTCATGTTCTTTGTTTTTAATTGTTTTGATATGCGAATATAGTTATTATATTTCAATTCAAACTATTTTTTTTTGCAATTCTTTAATTTTTTCTTTGTAGGTGTGTATTATGTACTTCAGTTCGTCGGGTGTGTACTTGCGCGTTTCGTGTGCTTTTTCGTGCAATTCTAGTAGACGTTCAGGGCCTATTCGCTTTTCAATGCCTATTTGGTATTCTAATAAGTTTCCGTGTTTGTATCGGTTGCAAGTAACACATTGAGCGTGTACGTTATCCTCGTTAAATGTAACCGCTTTGTGTCCGCCCATGCTGAAATAATGCCCAGCGTCGTACTTTTCGCCTAAAGAACCTCCGCAACTTACGCAAGGCTTACCGCGATCGCGAAGACGAATGAAAGTATTAAATACTTTTTGGGCTTCTTTAAGCCAGTCCGTTGTCGTTTTAAGGTCGTTCTTTAACTTTACCTTAGTCCTTTTCCATTGAGCCGCTTTAGCTTCTTCTACGAAAGCTTTTATACATTCGTCTTTTAGGCAGTATTTATGGTTAAAGCGTATCGGCTCAAACTTTTCTTTACAATTCTTGCACCTCATCTTGTTCGTCTTTAGGTTCATAATTGTCGCCTTCGTCGCAACTTTCACACATATAATTTACGCAATTCGCGCAAGTATAAAATCCGTATTTACATTCCATCAAAAATTGTTTTTTGTATTCCTATTCCTTCTAATCTGCTCCATTGGCTAGCCATTGCGTCGGCTATTCCTTGAAATGTTTTACTTCTTAGCGTTCGTCTTTCTGCGGGTGTTTTAGCTTTTTGCAACGCTTCATAATACCAAAGCGCCTGGCGTTTCTTTTTACCCGTTTTTTTGTCTACAAATTCTTTCATTTCGCCTTTACCAACTATTTTAGTAGGTTTTAAATGTGGTAAATTTTTAAGCCATAAACAAGTAGACTTGCTTGCTTCGTCTCCAAACTGCCAAGGGTGAACAATTTGGTCTGGTTCACGTATGTGGCTAGATATTACGCTTATTGGGTTCTCAATTGCAATGCGTTCTATTTTACAATCCATTAACCGGTGTACAAATTCTAAGCCGTCCATTTGGTTTTTATAACGTTCTTCGTTTCTAGTTCCGTCTTTATTATACATCCAACCAGCACCACTTACAGCCAGGTAAGTACATGGCGGGTGTGCAATCATTATATCCCAACCTTTATCTATTACCTCAAAAACATCTTGTTGGTAATGCCATTCGGGGTGACCGCCGCTACACGGCAATAAGTCACAGCTAAACGCTTCGTGGCCTAATTTTCTAAAGGCTTTAGTTACTGCCTGGCTTTCTTCGCAAGCTACAAGTACGCGTAATTGTTTCATAGTTCAATGTTTTTAAATTTTAGTTCGTTTTTCAGTTCGTCGTAAGCTACCCTTAATTGAGCATTGCGTCTAGCTAGTTGGTTTAACTCTCGGTTTAAACTTACAATTTCGTTTTCCATTTCAATTAAAACAAGTTCGGTTTTTAGTAGCATTTCTTCGCTGTCCTTACCGCCGTTAATGTAGTCCTTTGCGTCGGGCTTGTCCTTTTCGAGTTTTAAGCGTACGTTTTTAATTCGTTCGCGGACTACCCAAATGGTATTTTTTGCCCATAGTATTTTTAAGTCTAGTTCCATTTTAAAAAAGTTTTAATATATTTCTATTAAGGTCAATTTTCCATAGATTAATGTCGTTACTAGCTTTGAAACCGACATGGTTTATTTTACCTTTTTCCCAAACGCCGTATTTTTCAAAGCCTAGTTGATGCCAAAACTTGTTACTTTCTAAGTCCGTTCTACAACGCAAAGTAAAACCAATACGACCGAACATTTCGCAAAATTCCCTACAAACTTCTACTAAAGCCGTCCCATAGTGTAAACGCCTAGCGTCGTTTCTTACGGCTATTTGCTGAATTTTAGCGTATCGGTAAGCGCTAACCGCTGGTGTTATTAAAACGTAGCCGACAGCGTCGTTATTGGCTTCGCAAATTAGAACAATAAAATTGCGTTCGCCGCCCCATACGTATTTTTCCCACACGGACTTTTGAATAAAACCAACCGCGTTGGCGTTTTCCTTTTGTAGCTTGTCAACTAGTAGCATGTCTTTTATTGTACTAGTTCTTACGCTTATGTTTTTTATTTTGTCTTCGTAAAGGACATTAATAAGTCCCGTGCTGCAATCAAATTTACCTAGTTCCATTTTAAAAAGTGTTTAAGTTGCGTAATTTTTGGCTTGTCGACATAATGCCGTCCGTTATTGTTTTTTGTATGTCTTTTGGTCGGTATTTTTGTAAGGGGTCTATTCCGTTAATTGTAAAGCCTAACCCGCTGTTAAAGTCGCAAACTACGGGGTAATCTATTTCGGTATGCTTACCGCCCGTTTCGGTGTCTTTAACTTTTTCGACGTTTATCCACGTTTTAAATTTATATTCTGGGTGTTTAATTAGTCGGTGAATTACTAGCATATCATCGCAGCGGTTCAAAAATGCTTTTCCGCCTTCGATTCCGTCCTTTAAGGGGGCTTTCAAATGTCCCTTTAATTCGCCCTCAGTATATAGGTTCCCGCTTCGGCCGCTTTCAGTATTCGGGTGCGTGTTTATATAAATGGTCATGCCCGTACTATTGACAAATTGGCGTGCGGTATTCATAAATTCGTAGTTCCCAGCAAAGCTCATTTCGCGGTCTAGTCCCGTGAATGGATCAATAAGACCCACTTTGCACCCACTTTGTGCAAATAGCGCTAGTATTTCTTCGGGTTTGTACAAATTCGAGTTATCAATAAATGTAAAGTATTGTTCTAAGTACGCAACGTCGCCCGCTATTTGCGAATGGGTCAACTTGTTAAAGTGTTTACCGCGGTACATTTGCACCAAATCGCGAAGTATTTGCCCTTTTTGGTTTTCACCCGACCAAATGCAAAAGGTTATGTCATGTTGTAACGCTAGGGTAAGGAAATACCAATTTATCCAATACGTTTTACCTACGTTGTCATGTCCTAAAATGATATTAAGTTGCTTAGGTTTAAACTTTAAGTGTTCGTCTAGCGCACAATCTAAGCCCAGCCCTTGTTTTATTTTTCCGTCCCTTACGTCTAGTAAGTATTGCAGCGCGTCGCCTTGTTTGAGTAGCATGTTAATTGTTTTTTAGGTGTGCTAAGATACTATCGCTTTCGGTAACTATTGTAAGACCGCTATACTTGTCTATTATTTCGGCCCTACTAAAAAATTCAGGTGTGCAGTATTGGTAATTATTGTCTTTATGGTATTTGGTAGCTGCTGCGTTTTTTATAGCGTCTATTATTTGTTCTTTTGTGTAGCCTTCTTTTAGTCTGCCTTTGTAAGCTCGTTTCGTCTTTTCATTAATTACCTTAAATCTACGTCCAAAAGTTTTATTCAAGAAGCCTAGCAACGCTAGGTAGTCTATATTACTATTTATATCATTAACATTAACATTATCATTAACAGCTATTTTTGCCATACCAATAATGCGTTTGCCATCGTTTGCTATGTCATCGCATGCGGTCGCATCGTTTGGCATTTCACCCCATCTTTTGCTAGCACCAATTTTACCAGCTTCACTACGTTTAGTTTTTACGCTTTCAAATAATTTTAAGTCGCGTTTCAATTGCTGTTTAATTGGCTCAAAAGCTACATCAATTATTAAGTCTTCGGCCTTTGGGTTTTCGTCGTTAACGTAAGCATAAATATGTTTAATCAATTTACCAGCTATTTCGTCTGGCAGCTTATTAAACAAGTCCTTTTGATCAACGTAAAGGATAAACGATTTTTTGTCTTTTGCCATTTTGCAAATTAAAGTAATAAAAAAAGCCCTATAAATCCGTAGGGTCTCACGTCTACTTCATTATAAGGCTCAATAATTCCTTTGGGTTCTATGGTGTGAGACCGAACCATGTACAAATATAACGCTTTAAGTCGAAATAAGTTGCTTGTCTTATAAAATTTATTCGTATAAACCCATTTTAACCCGTCTTTGAATACGTTTAAACGACGCTAGGTTATGGGCTTTGAGTACGTCCGTCTTTATGTCGTAGTCTTTTCTAGTTTTGAATATGTTGTTTATGTCTGGTAATTCCGACCCGTTCAAATAAGCATCAATTACGCACGTCTCGGCGGTGTAATCAGCGTCTCGGTAACTAGTTAAGTCTTTATGAACGCGTAAGCCGTGTAAAATTGTGGCGTGGTGCTTGTTGAAAAGGCGGCCAATTTGCGAAAGGCTAAACCCGCACTCCCTTAATTCATTAAATACGTAGTAACGCTTGAAAAGAACGTCGCGCTTTCTTGTTGTATCGGTTAGGGTGTATTTTTCAATTACTTCTTTTAATAGTTCTATTCTGTTCATATTTGTTCTACTTTGAATTTTCCGTTTTCGTAACGGCCCGTTGCTAGTAAGTCGTGCTTTTTCCAATAAGCTAGGCTTTGAGAATTTAATACCCAGCTTTCGACGGCTTTAGATCCGACGAAATAAGTTAGTTTCCATTTCATATTTGCTGCATTTTAATTTCACAAATTCGGTTGTAAAGGTCTTCGTTAAAGAAGTCCAAAAGCGCTGTATTTGGTAGCGGTTAAATGAACCAACTAAGTTCTTCGTCGTCGGTTTCGTTGTATTCCTGAACGTAAGCGTCTTCGAAAGTGTTGGCTTCGTAAAGCGTCGTAAGGTAGTCGTCGCAGTCGCGCGTTTGTTTAATGGTAAGTTTTTCATTGTAGTCTTTTTTTGTTATTTTATAGTTTGCGTAAGCGTCGTAAATTTCTACTTCGTATTCGGCTAGAATTTCTCCGTTCGTATTTGTGTCGCCCTCATCCCAAATGGTGACGTTTAAGTACACTAAATTCTTGTCGCTAGGTCTATACACCTCAAAGTCTTTTAATTCGGTTACAATCATTTTATTTGAATTTATAGTTGTAAACATGGTTCATGTACTTGTTGTAAGACGGGCTAAGTTCGTACGTCTTTTGTTTGTAGGTTTGGGTGTCAGTTGCTTTAGCGTCTAGCACTGGAAAAGTGTTTGTAGACATGAGCCAAATGATAAACGCAAAACCTAAAATTGCAATAATGCAACCGCCTAAAATTTGGCGTTCGTCTTGGTTCAAGTCCTTAAATAAGAACGAATATTTTTTAATTGTTTTCATTTTCCTCAATTGTTTCTAATAAGTTTAAAATTGAACCCCAAGCGCCTAAAGCGTAGCGGGTATGGTTATGGTCTACGCCGTAGTGGCTTTTACATTCTTGCAACTCCGCGTATAATGCTTGTTCTTGACTGCGGATAAGTTCTAAAATTTGTTCTTTGTTCATGTTGTTTTTTTTAAAAGATTATACGCAAATATAGATACTATTCACAACCTACCAAACTTTTTAACAACTTTTTTTAACATTTTTTTAGATTTCCTTATTTGACGGGGGTTGTAGACGCAAACTTTTTTTTATGTTTTAAGGCTTTACCCTTATTCTATTACAAAGTTCGTCAAGTTTTACCCTTATTTTGTGACATAACGAAGCTCTTGTGTATAGATTTTTGTATTTTTTATACATAACGTACCCGAAAAGGTGCAATATAATGTGGGTTTAGTCGGAATATACCCGATTAGGTACGCAAATGTTCGCAAATATCCTATTATAATACGAAAAAGCCAACCCCGAAAGGCTGGCTAGGGCTTACAACGCTAATTGTAAGGTGGTGCTAAGTTAAAAAAGCCAACCCCGAAAGGCTGGCTTCAAAACAGAACTAGAAAAAAGTGTTGCAATTTACTTAAAAAAGTATTCGTTTATTGACTTTGTTAATAACCCGTAGTTAAAGTGTATGAAACCAGAACGTCCTAGCTGAAAGTTTGTAGCTACCCAATTCGAAGACGGGCTAAAAGCGGGGTAATTGTAATACTTGAATACGTCGCTACTTGACGCATCAAATAGGTATTGGTGCGAGTCGCCTTTTTCAAAAATAATTTCGTAGCCTTTATTAAGTAGGTCTTTGGTATGTAAGAACCCGACTATTTTATTTATTTGGTTTGGATCAATCTTTGGTTTAAACCCGTGTTTAAGGTTGTGGGTGTCTTTGCCGTGTGTAGAAATAAAACAATAATTTCCGACTAGTTCCCAGTCAATAAACGCGGTTTGGTTAATTACCTTGACGTTCTTTAATTGGCTTTCAATGTAGGACTTTACAGCTTGATTAACGAAGTACGCGAAGTCTCCCGCGTGGTTGTCATTGCAAACGCTTCTAAAAACAATCAATTTGTAATGGGGTGCGAGGGCTTCTAAAAGACGAACCTTAAACATAAAGCCAACGTCGAACGCTTTTTGGTTTGACATGTTTTGAGGCAACGCATGACCACCCCTTGTAGTTTGTCCGTTAAACCCGTCTAGAAAGTCGCCTAGATCCGAAATGTAAAGCACATTGCTTTCTTGTTTTTCTAGGGTAAAGTTTACCATTGCGGTAAGACGTTCGAAAAGTATTGCTTCGTTCCATTCGGTGGGGTACATTGAACGGCCTTTGTCGCTTGCGTCCATTCCGATATGTACGTCGGTAAAAACTAGCTTGTCAAATTCGCCTTTTAGTTCGCCTTTCTTTACGCGCTCAGTAAATAGCGGGGGTACGTCTTCGAATAGTTTATTAAAGTCAATCTTATTAACGTCGAACTCATTACCAAAAGACGGATTTTTAAAGAACAAACTAGCATCTTTTGACTTAAGCCACCCGTGTTTTACGTCTTTTTCGTCTAGACCTAGCCCGTTGGCTTGTTCTTTTATTGCGCGGTATTGATTAATTAGCGCGAGTTCGTCTGGCCTTAGTCTTATTCTAGGTACACCCTGACTAACTACTGGGCGGCCACCTTTGTTTTTTTTCATAAAGGATTTTTATAATGTCTAAGAAGGTAATTCGTAAAGATACCCACCGCAAAACCTAAAACTAAAAGTAAAATATTAGGCTTAGTGTTCTTATGCTTTTCCGTTTTCCATTTAACGACCTCAACTTTTTGTATCATTTTAAGGGTGTCGCGTTTTAATCTGTACTCGATACGCTTTTCAAATCGCGTTTGAGGCACTTTAGAGACCTTGTAACGCACTATTGTATCTTTTTGGACTAATACCTTCTCCCAGAAAATTGAGTCTCTTAAAACGTACGGAATTGAGTCAACCGAAGTTATACGGATAGTATCAGCGCCATCCCCCTCGCAGCGGTAACCCTTTTTAAAGGCTTTACGGACATGGTAATTAACACCGCAAGATGTCGCAAATATTGCCAATATAAGCGACAAAATGAGTTTACTTGGCGATTTCAAAGTGCATCCAATCATAATTTTTTTCTTTACCTAGTGAAACAAACCCGTGTTTATAAAAAATGTCAATCATTTGCTTGTATTCAGGACGTGCAAACCGCGCAGTCTTAGAAGTTTCTTTTAATGTGTTACGTGCGGGGTCTAAGTCTATTGCAATACCCCAAGCGTGACGCGACCATGACGAACCGCCGCGCATTTTTCTAAACGCAAAACAGCCCCCGTAAAGGTCTATTCCTAGTTCTACAATACGTTCGTACCCGTAGACTAACAAAAGGTCGTTAAACACCTTTAAAAACGCATCTGCAACCAACTTGTGGCAACGCATCTTTGTTACTTTAGTGTCTAAGTCCCAAGCAATACGCATAGGGTAAGGCAAATTAATAGTAGTTAGGTACGTTCCCCTTTCGTTTGGTTGTCCGTATTTCGCTAGGGCTTGTGCTGTTGTTATCATTTTAGACATTTTTTAGACATTATAAACCCCGCCAACGTTATTAGCGGGGGGTTCTCGGTGTTCACCTATGGCAACCAATCGAGTGGAGTTACTTTAAATCTTCTAATTGCGTGCGGCTTCTTTTAATAAACTGCATGAATTTTTCCCAAACATTAACCCCCGTAACTGAAAAGTAACTTTCGTTAATGCTTTTCACTTCGGTTGCCACACAAAAGAAGGTGAACATTTTAGTTAATACTAGATCCATGGAAATAAAATGACCTAGAATGTCAGCGACTACGAACTTTTCTAACAGAAAAACGAAGGTAATTGCACCCGAATAAAGCAAACTTTTAGAAATTGTATGAGATAAACGTCTAGAACGAATAGAAGCCCACCCGTTTTTGTTAACACTTCGCCAAATACCAAAACACGTATCTAAAATAATGGTAAAAACCGCAAGTAAAACAAGCGGTGTAATCGGACTAAGAACCGAAAGACTAGCGAAAAGGAAGGCTTTAACGTTTGTTGACATCTTAGAAAACCATTATTTGATTATTGTACCCGTTGTCATTGTAACGCTGGCCACAACGTCCCCAGCATGTACCTACGCAGTCGCACGCGTCAATTTGCGGGCGCAAGTCCGTGTCTTTATTTGTTTGGCTAGTAAATTGCGGGTACAAATTTTTGTTAGCTAGTAGGTATTTAATCAAACGTTGTTCGTAGAAACTCGCCTTTTGTGCGTAATGCTCCATTGAAAAGGCCACCTCAGCACGTGACACGCTGCCCGAATAGTCGCCAAATTGCGTTTGAATACCCTTATTCTTAAGTTGGTAAGACAAACCAAATACGGCATCCTCAGCGCTACGCCACGCCACAACTGGTTGTATAAATTCTACAAGCGTTTCTTCGTCGTTCGTTAAAGTCTGCGTGTTGTACTTGTTTAACATGTACTTGTAGAACGTTGTGCCTAGAATTGGTTGTACTCGTAAGTCCGACTGCGTAGCAATGTAGGGCGTTACGTCTGTTACGTCTACGTTAGCCGTAATAGGCGTGTTCGTCTTTAAGTATGTTTCGGTAATAAAGTAAATCATATCGCAGCGGGTGTTAAAGCGGGTACAACGTCGCCACCTTCGATAGGTGGTAAGCTTGCAAGGGCGCGAACTTCATTAGTTGTCATGGTATTTAATACTTTTGTAGCAACCAAAGGGGACATAGCGTTCAAGGCATCTTGTGTTTTACTAGCGTCGCCCTCAACTTCTACAATTGTTTCGTTAATTATTTGGAAATTCTTAACGCTAAAGTCAGCTTTGAGCCTAGAAATGTTAAGTAGTTCCGTGAATATTTCGGTAACCATTTCGCGCAACGGAATAACTACGTTTTTCTCGAAGATTACGTAAGCTTGTTTAATATCCGCGCCACCACCTAACGAACCCGTTGTGCGTACTCCCATTAATATAGGGTCGATTGTATGGGCAAAACAAATTTGCTCGGTGTTTAAACCGCTAGCTTCTTGAAAAAGTTTGTCGTTTTGGTTGGTTGGTATACTTTCGATTTTAGGTAATTGGTCGGCCGAGTTCGCAAAGAACGCCACACCTTTACCCGCGTTTGCCGCGCCTTTCATGCGGTCTATTGTGTCGCGTAATACTTTCTTTTCTTCTTCGCTTTGCGGTCTCTTAGGAAACATCATGGCAAAAGCGGGGAAAATACTATTTTGAATGTTCGACTTTGCAAAGTAACTAAGTTCGCCCGACAAAAAGGCGAAGTTTAAAGCACTTGAATACTGCGGTAATGAGTAGTAATCTTGTCCGATGCTAGGTAATTCGTAGCTATAAAGCTGGCATTTGTCCGTGTTAAGCGGGTGGTATGGTTTTACTTGTTCTACGTCAATACGACTAGACCAATCGTCGCACAAATAGTAACAAGTCTTTGTGTTGTTGATGCGGACTTTTTCAGGGCTTACGTTTTCAATTTTATGAAGCTTACTTTTGTCGTCAAAGTGCAACTTAAAGTAAACGCGGTTATGCATTACTAGTTGTTTAGTCACGGCTTTAACCGACTTAGCTAGACGCATTTTCTTTTCCCACGTGTAAATGTCCAAAAGTTCTTGCGGCGTAAGCTTGTCCGTTTTTAATTCGTACCCCGCGCCGATAGCTGCGTTTACTTTAAAGTCTACAATAGCCCCGTGTAAAGGCGAAGTGTAGTAAAGTTGGTTTATTATTTCTGGAAATAGGTTGTCCGATCCGAAAGGCACGTAGCCCGCTACTTGGTAACGTCCATTAACGTAAGGGAGCGACAAGTCACCGCGTCCGATTTTACCGAAAGGCGTTGAAAAGCTTTGGTAGCCTTCTATTACTTCGGGTTTTTGTTGTTTAAATCTATCGAAAATTCCCATTTTATTAGTCATATATGCTAGAAATAGAACCGCCCGCAACAACTAGGCGCCCTTCTTCTATTAAATTAAGTCCGTTTGTATTCGTGTTTTCGTCTACTATTATTTCTTCGTCGCTTTCGTAAACTGAATAAGTGTATTGCCCGCGCGTTAGTTCGACGTCTACACCTTCTTCTAAAGTGAAAAGGTTGTATCTAGTCGGAAAGTTTGACGTATCAACACCCGACCACAAAACGGGTTCGGTTGCCGTGTTAAATTCGCCCT